TCAAAGAGATGAATTATACAGAGCTAGAGTAAATCCTGTGGCAACATTCCCAGGACAAGGAACTGTATTATTCGGAGATAAAACTGGATTAACAGCACCTTCAGCATTTGATAGAATCAATGTAAGAAGACTGTTTATCGTTTTAGAAAAGGCAATCGCTACTGCTTCTAAATTCCAATTGTTTGAATTCAATGATGAATTTACAAGAGCGAACTTTAGAAACATTGTAGAACCTTTCCTACGAGAAGTACAAGGTCGAAGAGGTATCACAGACTTTTTAGTAGTGTGTGATGAAACTAACAACACAGGTGAAGTAATTGATAGAAATGAATTCATAGCAGAAATCTTTGTGAAACCTGCTAGAAGCATTAACTTCATTACTTTACAATTTATCGCAACCAGAACTGGTGTCAGTTTTGATGAAGTTGCAGGTTAAGGGGAGAATAAAAAATGGCAAACATTAATGACTTCAAAGCTAAACTTGCAGGCGGTGGCGCTAGAGCCAATCAGTTTAAGGTAACAATGCCTTTTCCTGGTTACGCACAAGTTGGTGGCGAAATAGAAGACCTTGCTTTCTTATGTCGTTCAACATCATTACCAGGTATGACTGTACCTAGTTTTAATGTTCCTTTCAGAGGAAGAGCGATTAAAATAGCGGGAGATAGAACAATAGAAGATTGGTCTGTTACTTGTTACAATGACACAGATTTCAAATTAAGAAACGCATTTGAAAGATGGTCAAACGGTATCAATAATCTAACAGATAACGAAGGCTTGACTAATCCAGCAGATTACCAAGTTGACGCATTTGTAGACCAGTTAGATAGAAACGGTGCAACGATTAAGTCATACACTTTAAGAGGTGTATTTCCTACAACGATTGCTCCTATTGAGTTGACATATGACGAAGCGACAGCGATTGAAGAATTTGCTGTTACTTTTGCGTATCAATACTTTGAAAGTAATACTACTACTTAATATACGCTTAAAGGGCGGCCTAAAAATCGCCCTTTAAAACTATATAAATAGTATTAAATAAACAAAGGAATAATATTATGGCTGAATTATTTGGATTTTCTATCACTCGTCAAAAGAAGTCGGCGGATCCAAAACAAAGCTTTACTCAACCACAAGCAGATGACGGTACTCAAACTATCGCAGCTGGTGGTTATTTTGGTCAATACCTCGACATGGAGGGAACAGCCAAGACAGAGCAAGACCTTATCCGAAGATACAGAGAAATAGCATTACACCCCGAATGTGACATGGCAATTGAGGATATTGTCAATGAAGCAGTTGTGGCTAATGAATTAAAGGATGCTATTCGATTAAAATTGGATGAAGTACCTTTTGGTAAAGAAGTTAGAAGAAAGATAGAAGATGAATTCCAAGAAATATTAAGGTTGATGAACTTTAATACGAAAGGTCACGACATATTTAGAAGATGGTATGTTGATGGCAGAGTTTATTATCATAAAGTAATAGACAGAGAATCACCTAGAAAAGGTATCACAGAGTTAAGATACATTGACCCTAGAAAAATTAAAAAAGTTAGAGAGGTAAGAAAGAAAAGACCTGACGGTCCTACACCTCACGGACTAACAATCATTGATGAGTTTGAAGAGTATTACTTATTCAATGAAAAAGGAATTGCCGGTACAACATCTGGTGGTATTAAGATTGCCCCAGATACAATTTCGTTTGTACCATCTGGATTAGTTGACCAAAATAAAAATATGATTCTTTCATATTTACATAAGGCAATTAAACCAGTTAATCAATTGAGAATGATTGAGGACGCTTGTGTAATTTACAGAATCGCAAGAGCACCTGAAAGAAGAATATTCAAAATTGATGTAGGTAATCTACCAAAAGTAAAAGCTGAACAATACTTACGAGATGTTATGGCAAGATATAGAAATAAACTTGTCTATGACGCCTCTACAGGTGAAATCAGAGATGACAGAAACTATATGTCTATGTTAGAAGACTTTTGGTTACCAAGTAGAGAAGGTGGTAGAGGTACGGATATTAGTACATTACCAGGCGGACAAAACTTAGGAGAAATTACTGACATTGAATACTTTAGAAGTAAACTATATCGTTCATTGAATGTACCAGCGAGTAGATTAGAAGCAAGTCAAGGTTTCAATCTTGGTAGAAGTACCGAGATTACTAGAGATGAACTTAAATTTACAAAGTTTGTACAAAGGTTGAGAAAGAAGTTTACAGAGTTATTTAATGATATTTTAAAAACACAACTAATACTTAAAGCTGTTATCACGGAAGAAGACTGGCACCTGTTAAGAGACCATGTACAGTATGACTTTTTGCAAGATGGACACTTTGCTGAACTAAAAGATAGTGAAATGCTTTTAGAAAGAATAAGAATAGCAAACGAAGTGAGAGATTATGTCGGTAAATATTATTCAGTAGAGTATGTAAGAAAACATATTCTTAAACAATCTGATAGAGATATTGAAGACATTGATAGTCAAATTAAGAAAGAAATTGATGACGGCATAATATCGGCACCAACGGAAGATATTCCAGGTGGCGGTGGAAACTTATAGGAGATAAAAAATGAGTGAACACATTAAGAAATTTGTTGACGATTTGTCAAACGGAAATAATGCAGACGCAGGCGAAGCTTTTAAAGACGCATTAAGAGCTAAGGTTGCAGACAGTTTAGACCAGGCGAGAGTTGATATTGCAGGTAAAATTTTTAGTGATACTACTAATGAGGTAAGTCCTTTTAGTGACCCTAAACCTGTTGTAACTGACCCCTCACCTGAAACTGAAACAATGATGGATACGCAAGGTAATGAGATTGCTTTTGAACCTAATGGTAACGAGCAACCAACACCTGAACAAGAAGTACCAGCAGAGGCACCGGCAAATGATGAAAGTCAACCAGCTACTTAAACAAAATGTAGTTGACACGGAAACTTTTAGTCAATTACCACCAAAACATAAAGAGGTGGTAAATGACTTTTTTAGTCAAGTAGATTATGATAATGTTGATGTTGTAAAAGAAGTTGAGGCAACTATAGATAAGGTTGCTCTTAAACATAATGTACAAACAAATGTTGTCTATGATTACATGGACAAAGAATTAGGAGTATAAACATGGCATGGGTAGATGTACCAGGTTCAAGTGCAGTATGGCAGTATGAAAATTCTGCTACAGCGGCTAACACATATTCAGATTCAGGTGCAGGTGCAAACTCTGTATTCTCTGGTGGTGTAAGAACTTATACTAAACCAGGTACAAGTGATACTGTAGCCGTTTATGCTAGAACTAGAAAAAAAGGTACTACTGTTGAAAGAGGCGAGTTAAGTAAAACATATTATGACAATCAATAGTACACAACTAGTAGATGATGGTTTCAAAGTAATCAATAAGGTTACTGGTGCCAGAAATGAAGACGAGAAACTTATAGAGTTAGATAACTTAAAAGGTTCTACAAACGAATCTGAATTATCAATTGCAAATGCATATTATGAAGTAGAAGGCACAGGCACGGTTACATTGCAATTTGGTGATGATAAGAGTCTAACTATGACAGGCATAGACAACTATGGTCTAAAACCTGTAGAAGAAAAAATAAAAGGAACAGGCGATATTCAAGTAAAGACAGACGGTTCAGTAGAAAAGTTTAGTTTGTTACTAGAGTGTCATAAAGAAAAAGGATTTAGCAATGGCTGATTTAGTTACAACACAAACAATTGCTGATACATCTGGTGTTAAATTTGTCACAAAGATGACAAACTTTTCAGATGGTACTGGTGAAACACAAGTTAAAAAGATTGACGCTTCCGAGGTTACTTTTATGTCGGAAGATGGTAATAGAAAAATTGCCAAGATATGGTATTCAATTAACACGGCAAATAACAAGTCAGCAGTAGAGTTGATATGGGACGGAGCTACTAATGCAACTGCTATGTTATTGAGTGGTAATGGTTATTTTGATTTAAGAACAGCTGGTAATGAGATTATTAACAATGCAACCACACCAACTGGGGACATACTATTATCAACTAGAAACTTTGCAGATGGTGACAATTACACAATTATTGTAGAGTTTAGGTAAAAAATCTTATAAATAGTTAGTACGAGAGAGAACACATGAAACTAATATCGGAAGAAATTCAAGACGCAGAATACTTGGTTGAAGAAACCAACGGTAAAAAATCGCACAAAATTCGTGGTATCTTTTTACAGTCTGATATCAAAAATAGAAACGGAAGAATCTATGAAAATGATATCTTATCTAAAGAGGTAAACAGATACACAAAAGAATTCATAGATAAAAAGAGAGCATTCGGTGAACTAGGCCATCCAGATGGACCTACTGTTAATTTAGAAAGAGTATCACACATGATTACTTCACTAAAAGCTGAAGGCAAGAACTTTATCGGTGAAGCAAAAATCATGGATACACCATACGGTAAGATTGTAAAAGGTCTTATTGATGAAGGCGCTCAATTGGGCGTATCTTCAAGAGGTATGGGTTCTCTGGTTCAAAAGAACGGTAGTAACTATGTAGGTAAAGACTTCTACTTGGCTACAGCCGCTGACATTGTAGCAGACCCCTCCGCTCCAGACGCTTTCGTTGAAGGCATTATGGAGAGTAAAGAGTGGATTTGGGACAATGGAGTAATAAAAGCAAAGGATATTGAAGAGTATAGAGAGTATATTCAGAAAGCAAAATCAATCAAATTAGCAGAAGCTAAGGCGAATGTGTTTAAAAACTTTCTTGAAAAACTTTAATCTTATAAATATCTACTAATAGAGAAAAATAACTAGTTATTTTAAAAAAGGAGATTTCTCAAATGGCCGATACAGAAAACAAGTTAGAGGCGTTAGAGCAAGAAGCAGTAGCAGAGGCGTCAAATCCTCAGGCTGATGCTCCTAAAAAAAATGCTGTAGCGGCTGAGCCGAACCATCTGAAAAATGATGCGGAAGATTTAGGCGCAGCTGTTGTTAAACCAACAGACAGCAATCCTGACGCAACTAAAAAAGTAAAACAAGTTTCTGGACAAGCTCCTCAAAAATCACAAGGTAGTGCTGACCCAATGCCAACATTGTCTGGTCACAATACCAAGTTAGAGGAAACAGAAGCAGAGGGTTCGGAAGAAATCAAAGAAGGCGAAATGCCAAAGGCTGCTCTTGACGCTTTGAAAAAGCATAAAGAAAAGTCTGAAGATAAAAAAGAAGATTCAAAAGCAAAAGATGTTGAAGAAACAATGGATGCTGGAGAAGTTTCTAAAATGGCAGATAAGAAAAAAGAAGTAAACCAAAAAACAGCCAACATTGCTGCTTCATACAAAATGAAGAAGGAAGAAGTTGACGAACATATGGATGCTTTAGTCGCTGGACAAGATGACTTATCCGAAGAATTTAAAACTAAAGCTGCTACCGTTTTTGAATCAGCAGTAAACTCTAAAGTTAAAGAGATTGCTGAAACAATGGAAGCAGATATTACAACTAACTACGAGCAAGATGTTGCAAAGCATAAAGAAGAGTTAACAGAGAAAGTTGACAGTTACTTATCTTATGTCGTTGAAGAGTGGATGAAAGAAAACGAAATCGCTCTTGAAAGAGGCATTAAAGGTGAAATCGCTGAAGACTTTATAACAGGTCTCAAAAAACTTTTCGCTGAGCACTACATTGATGTTCCTGATGAAAGATACAATGTGCTTGAAGACCAAGCAGCTAAAATTGAATCTTTAGAAAAGAAACTCAATGAGCAAATTGAGAAAAATGTTGAATTAAACAAGGACAATGCAGTAAAGACAAGAAACGAAATCATGTCTGAAGTTGCAAGTGACCTTGCTGATACAGCAAAAGAGAAATTTGCTAAACTCGCTGAAGAAATTGAATGGTCAGACGCAGACTCTTTTAAAACAAAATGTGTAACTATTAAAGAATCATATTTTGGTGCTAAAGAAGAAGTAAAAGACTCACTACATGATGTGGCGGCTGGCGATGAAGCTTCTAACGAGGATTTATCGAAAGCTATGGCTGCTTACACTGCCGCTATAAGCAAAACCAAAGATATTAAAATATCTTAATGTTAATACGGAAAAAGGGAGAAAATTAAAATGTACTTATCCGAAACACACGAAAAAAAATGGCAGCCTGTTTTAGAACACCCTGATTTACCAGAAATCAAGGACTCTTACAGACGAGCCGTTACATCAGTTATTCTTGAAAACCAAGAAAGAGCTGCTAAAGAAGACCAAGCATTCTTGTCAGAAGCTGCGCCTACAAACGCAACTGGTTCAAGTGTTGCAAATTGGGATCCAATCCTAATTTCACTTGTTAGACGAGCTATGCCAAATCTTATCGCTTACGATATCGCAGGCGTACAACCAATGACTGGTCCAACTGGACTAATCTTTGCAATGAGAAGTAGATACACTTCACAAACTGGTAACGAAGCTATGTTTGACGAAGCTGATACAGACTTCTCTGGAAGAAATGCCGCTGGTTCATCTGTTGATGGTTACTCAACAACAGCGAACTCTGGTACTAATCCAAGTGTCCTAAACGACTCACCTGTTGGTACTTACACAACTGGTACTGCTATGACTACAGCTGCTGCTGAAGCATTAGGTGATGACTCTGGAAACGCATTTGCTGAAATGGCATTCTCAATCGAGAAATCGACTGTTACTGCTAAATCAAGAGCGTTAAAAGCAGAGTACACAATGGAACTTGCTCAAGACTTAAAAGCAATCCATGGTTTAGACGCTGAAACTGAACTTGCAAATATCTTATCTGCTGAAATCCTTGCGGAAATCAACAGAGAAGTTGTAAGAACAGTTTACACAAACGCAGAGAAAGGTGCTGCTACAAACACAACTACAGCAGGTATCTTTGATTTAGATACAGACTCAAACGGAAGATGGTCTGTTGAAAGATTCAAAGGACTTATGTTCCAACTTGAAAGAGATGCGAACAGAATTGCACAAAGAACAAGAA